ATTCAAAATCGGTTATAAGTCGCTTGAAAGGCATGTTGATGCGGGGCACGTGTCAAAGATCTTAGAGTCTGCTGCTATTGAAAATGATGCACAAATCGGTCTAAATATTCAAAAATGTGCCCAAGAGATCTACGATCTTTGTTTTGAGGCAGCACAAAAAGCCAAGAAAAAAGATTTGAAAGCGGTGGGATCTTGCATCGGACCGGCAGTCAAGGTCCTTGAGATCCTTAATAAAGGGAATACGGATTTCGAAGGTAAAAGTGGGTTGGTCGAGATAAGGGAGAGCATGAGACCTAATGCATCAGACACAGATGTGGAAGGCACCTCCGGCAGACAGTAAAGCCGCAGAAGTTTGGCTTGCTTTCATAGATGATGACTCTACCAAATATTTTCTGCTCGAAGGCGCCGTTCGATCTTCTAAAACGTTCGGTTCTATCTTAGCTTGGTGTGATTGGGTTGAGAACAAAGCTCCCAACGGTCCTCTAATCATGCTAGGCCGAACCGAGCGAACCTTAAAACATAATATCATCTATCCACTTATTCAATTGGTCGGCCCGAAACATGCCAGACTAAACCAAGGTGCGGGCGAACTAACACTTTTTGGTAGGAAAATCTACCTTTTTGGAGCTCCGAATGTTGCTGCCATGTATCGACTCCAGGGCATAGGAGCGGTTGGCGCTTATTGTGACGAAGCCCCCACATATCCTTATGAAGTCTGGCAGATGTTAGGGACTAGGACGGCGGCAGACGGCATCAAGATCATAGCTACGATGAATCCGGATAGTCCTCGCCACTGGATGAAAGTAGAATATTTGAATGAACTAGAAAAGATCAATGGTAGATCCTGGCATTTCAGGCTGGATGATAATCCTTTTCTTTCTGAGAAGGCCAAGACAGACCTAAAAAGGCAATATTCTGGTCTCTGGAAACTTCGGTACATAGACGGCCTCTGGGTCATGGCCGAAGGTGGGATCTATAACATGTTCCGAGAGAAGGATCACGTAATATCCGGTTCCCTGCCTGTTGATATGTGGTCAGAAATACGGATTGGCGTGGACTATGGCACTGGTAATCCGACTTGTTTTTTGGCAATTGGTCATGCCAAACAAGGACCTCACGCAGGTAAGTGGATAGTATTCAAAGAATACTATTACGACGGTCATAAGAATGTCTCTAAAACAGATTTCGAACTATCTAAAGATATGCTCGCCTTCCTAAAGCGAGACGGTGGTGTCTGGTATCCATCTTCGATAGAAGTCGATCCTTCTGCAAAATCGTTCAGAGAACAATTATCAAGAGATGGCATGATGGGTCGTTTGGCTGATAATGCAGTTGTTGATGGTATCAGGGACGTTGCTTACGCTATGACGGCAGGCAAACTCCTGATTCATGATTCTTGTTCCAATCTGCTTAACGAGATCCCCGGCTATGTCTGGGATTCTAAAGCCCAAGAAAAGGGCGAAGATATGCCAGTCAAGTATAACGATCATTGTGTGGACGCGCTTCGATATGCGTGTCGTCGAATTTTTGGTAGTAGGTTAACTTAACATGCTCACTCCTGATAATTTGGCTTATAAACTGGCAAAGGGCAAACCCTGGCCCCCAGAGGACGAAGTAGGCTTCATGAAGAGGCTGACTATCTACGAAGAGAACGCTTTACTTTTCGCTGGCAAACACGATCAGGTCTATAAAGTTTTGAACTCATTATATTCAACTCATGAGATGGAACCTCGTAAGGTCAAACTCTTCTTGAACTGGCATAAGCGCCTGAGTACACTCTGGGCCGATATGCTTCTGGGCGAGAAGCCAATGCTGAAAGCTGGCAAACAGGACCTTACCAGCGACGAACCTCCGATAGAAGACAAATATCTAACATCAATGATCTCCCGAGTCAAACTTTGGAGACAAGGATACGCGCTTGCTTTGGACATGTCTCGGTTTGGCGTTGGGATTGCTAAAGTCTATGCAGAAGAAGGTAAACCTGCCAAATTACAGATCATATCACCCAAGAACTGGTTCCCGATCATAGGTCTGGATGGCCAACCCGAAGCCCACATGATAGCATGGATGACTGAACAATATGTCAATCATGTCCGAGTTCCTATATTGTGGGTCGAGATCCATTCGCCTGGCAAAATCTTGTCTTGTAATTATGCTATCTCGTTAAGCGGTAAAATCGCGTCAGATGCCAGAGATAAAAAAGAAGTACCTACAGAATTCGATTTGCCTTTAGTATTTCCGATTATCAATGGCTATACGTCAGATAACATCTATGGCACCGACGACTACCAGGACATAGATACAATCATCAAACGTCTTGAGATCACGTTTACCCGAATCGGAGCTATCTTAGATCGTCATAGCGAACCTGCTTTCGCCGTGCCTGAAGATGCCATAGGTCCTAAAGATCCATTAACTGGCGAGCAGAACTTTAACATGAACAGAAAAGTGTTTCCTCTCCAGAAGGGCGACCAGCCTCCTCAGTATATTACTTGGGATGGCCAACTCGCTGCTGCTTTTAATCTCATCAAGGACCTGATGTCTCAACTCTATGTCATGAGTGAGACCTGTGCGGCCGCTTTCCTACCGGATACCATTGGTCGGGCAATCAGTGGCAAAGCTCTCAGGATGCTCATGGTTAATCCACTGAAACGAGTCGAACGCATGAAACTCAATTTCGATCCTGAGGTTAGACAGATCATCCGGGCTATATCTTATTTGGATGTTGCCGCAAAAGTCGAAGGCGCGGTCAAGTTGGACCAATTCCAGATAACTTGGTATGATGGCCTGCCCATTGATTTTAGCGAGGACGTTACCAGTGTCACTCAATTAAAGGTGGCTAATTGTATCACAGACGAACGAGCCCAATCCATATTGTTCAGATTAGATGGTAAAGCCCTGATTGATGAAGTTGATAAGTTACATGCGGAGGTTGGAATATAAATGACTATCACTCGATCTAAGAAAGGTTATACTGTTAAAAGCGAGAAGACAGGAAAATCTCTTGGTGGTCCCTACAAAACAAAAAAGGAAGCAGTTAAACGATTGGGGCAAGTCGAATATTTCAAACACAAAAAGTAAACTAAATTATATTTTTGAATTATAATAACGATTTTGGCTACCTATCTAGCCTATAGATAGTGAGTTTACCGGAGTTGTCCGAGAATGGCAGATCCAAACGCAGATCCTAAAAATGTAATCCCTCCAGCCGGAGGCGAATCGAATCCGGATCTATTAGATGATCCAGATCCAACACCCAAGAAAACCTACACCCATGAAGAGCATAAAGCTCTAGTGGAGAGGGCCGTCAGAGCCCGATTCAAGAATTTTGTCCCCAAAGCCGATTATGAACAAGCTACCACACGAGCAGCAGAACTTGAAGATGCTTCGATGGGACTCCAAAGTGAGAACCAGAAACTCAAGGCGACTCTAGCCGAACGTGACAAGATCGAGCTGAGGGCGAAGATCGGCACTGAGATGGGCTTACCTGAATCGCTCAGGAAATATATTCAAGGTGCTGATGAAGCTGCAATGAAAGCCGCCGCCGAGACTTTGCGAAAGGATCTCGGAATTAGACAAGACAAAGGCCAACCTGTACCAAAAGGCCAGACTCCATCGCCCGAAAATGAGAACGAGTTTATGAACGGGTTCCTGATGGATATGGTTCATGGCGACAGGAGTCGCTAGCGAATAACAATTAAGAGGTTAATTTTATGGTTGAGACTGACTACAATAAGATAATCGAACGGGCCGGGCTAGTCAGCGCCGGAATGATCCCGTACAAGTACAGCAATATCATCATCCAGGAGGCTGTCACCGAATCGGCGATGCTTTCCAAGATGAGGAAGCTCCCTAACATGTCATCCAGGGTCGAGTCCATGCCTGTCATGAATCTCTTCCCAACAGCCTACTTCGTAGACTCGGAAGCTGGAGATGGAGGGGCAACTTACTCCGAAGGTCTGGGCAAGACTACCAGGCAGATGTGGGGAGCTTCTCTCCTGACGGCAGCCAAGTTGATGGTCCTAGTTCCTATACCCAAGGATACAATTGCAGATGCGGAAGGCTTCGGATATGACCTCTGGGGCGAAGTCAAACCCAGGATCGTAGAAGTAACCTCCCGTACCATTGATAGAGCCATCCTACAGGGCCTCAATAAGCCTACTGCCTGGCCATTGGGTATTATTCAGGGAGCTGTTGCCAAGAGCATGATAGTCGAGCACAAGGCTGACGTCAAGAAAGATTATTATGATGAGATCCTCGGCGAAGGCGGTCTGTTCGATTTGGTCGAGAAGAAGAGGTACCCGGTGGATGGCATCATAGCTGACATTAGCATGAAGGCTGGTCTCAGAGGGATGAGGTCGACTATTGGTACACCCATCTTCCCAGGGGAAGACCTGGCAGACATGGCCTCTAAGTATGGATATGCTCTTGATGGTGTGCCTATTGATTTCCCGGCCAATGCTGCTTTGAATGCGGCGGAAGACGCAGTCCCGGCCCTCATGATTGCGGGCAACTTCAATTCAGCCGTCTACTCCTGGAGAACAGACATGGCCTTGTCTATCTCGGATGTTTCGACTATCACCGATAATGAGGGCAAGGTTGTCTACAATGCTTTCCAGCAGGATCTTGTCATAGCCAAGTTGACTGTAAGGCTCGGCTGGCAGCTCCCCATCACCGCTCATATCAGCGGCGTAGCCAACAGGTATCCGTTCGCAGCTTTGACCCCAGCAGCTTGAAGGAGGTAATGATGAAACCTTCTACCTTTTTGACGGCTCTCCTGGTCCTGGCTATAGCTGGAATGGTGGGCATGGCCGGGGCGGATTCTTATCCCCAGGCCATATATCCCGCAACGCCACTAGCCACAGATACTGGCCAAGCCAATACTCTGGCTTTCATGGCTCATCAGTTAATAGGAACTCATGAGGATGCTACCTATCTCCTTGGTGCTGGTCAGGCCACTAGTGCATCAGGATTCGTTAATTACACTATAGCCGATTTCAGGCACCGAGCCCCTCCATATCCAGACTATCTCCTGTTCACTGCCAACAAATCCACTACGGGAGAGGTAATAATTATTGGATTTGGAATGAACAACAGCGAACTCGGAGAAGCGCTAGATTTCTCAGGAGACACCTATAAGCAGACGATTAACATCTTCAAGAATGTTACTGAGATCTACTTCTATGAGTTTACTGCAGGCACGACCTTTGAGGTAGGTCTGGCTAAATCCGGACCTATGGCCGTAGATGACGATTGGCTCATGGAAGCAGGAACTACCACCAATCCGACTGGTTGGGATAATTACACAGCAGAATCTGAAATAATCTTCTTCGCCGCTCATCATAATCCCCATCTCGGATTAATCGCGCCCCCCGCGCCATACATTATACATCAGCCCGATTATGCTAGATGTGTCTTGCTGACTCCCAACCAGAGCACTTCAGGAACCGCCTACATAAACGGGACTGATATCGCGGGAAGCAATATCGTTGAGGAACTGCTATGGAACGCATCCCCATCAGCGAAGACTACCGACAGAGCCTTCAAAACGGTCTCGGAAATATCATTCTTGGATTTCACCGCGGGCACGACCTTCAAAGTAGGCGTGGACAAATATCTAGGTCTTAATACTAAGCTAGCTATGAATACTATGACCGGCGTGTTTCTGGATGGCAGTCTCAAGAGTTTAGGCATCTTCACGATCACCACAGACCCGGACGAGCTGAGCTATAACACTGGGTCTATAGGCAATACGGCCTTGGCTTACACTAAGCCGGTAGATCTCTACTATATGGTTAACTGAGGCTACGATGGCAGACCTACAGGAAATAGATTATGGGGGGGTCGCTCCTCCCGCCGTAGTTTATGGGAAAACCGCAGGAGGGACGCTAGTCCCTTTGCTCCTTAGTTCAGAAGGTGCTATTTTGCTAGAATCCTTTTTGCCCTCTAGTGGGGAAGGTTCCATCGCCGCTGGAGACAATTATGCCGATATTGGCCATGATCTAGGGGGTACTCCTACTCTAATCCTAATAACTCCCGAGGACGGTTTTGATGCTCCTTATGAAGTTCCCAAAGCCAGTATAGGAGCTGTCACATTCAGAGTTCAGTATAAA